TGATTTCAATAACGCTTGGGTCCAGCGTCACGCTGGTGCGGGTTTGGGCCGCACAGGCCCAAGGTGTTGATTTTGCGTCCAGTCGCAGACTGGCGGGGGTGTGGGGCGAGCAGCCCCACGGTGTTGGAGTTATTGGAATTGAAAGGGAAACAGCGGCTTTCCTTTTGATTTCAATAACGCTTGGGTCCAGCGTCACGCTGGTGCGGGTTTGGGCCGCACAGGCCCAAGGTGTTGATTTTGCGTCCAGTCGCAGACTGGCGGGGGTGTGGGGCGAGCAGCCCCACGGTTCATCCAAAGGGGCAGTGCCGTTTCACTTTGGTGACGGTCCGGTCCGTTGGATTTTCTTGGTTTTGTAGCTTCCAGAAGCGGCATTCTTCGCTGATGTGCTGTTCCAGCTTTCTTTCGTATTCAGCTTTTCGCCGCTTCTCCAATTCAGCCTGTTCCTTAGCCTTTTGCTGTTCGTATCGGCGTTGTTCTCTACGCTCTTCCCGCTTTTGGATTCTTCGTTCGGTGTCTTTTTCGAATTCTCGCCCCATCTGGTTTAAGAATTTGATCGCCTGAGCTTCCTTGTACTCGGTGTATCCGATCCAACCACCGATTATGATTATGGCCGCAGCGACGATTGCTACTCCGATAGTTGTTGCGCTGTCATTATGGTCCGTCATCTTCCCCCCTTCCTAGAGAACCAGGCTCTTGCGGCCCTTTGCGTGATCTCTATCCCTCGCCGTGTTCCTTAAGCTGTGCGTTAGCCTCGTCATATTCCGGGCTGGTCTGTCCTGCCTCTGGAGCGATCTGCCCACTGCTTAACCAAAGCGCATATTGCGGTCTGATGGATGTTAGTGCGCTTACTTCTTTTGTGCTGATCCTTGTTCGTTTGTCGTAACGCACAGTCCGCCATCTGGTTGAGCCAATGTCGGTGTGGCGCACCAGTTCATCAATTCCGATCTTATCTATAAGCGTTCTAATTCGTTCGTCCATTATTTCCAAAAAGTATAGATGTATATTACACCTGTACTTTACGCCTGCCTTCGGTTTATGTAATCTACAGTTGTAATGTACAACAAACACAGTGGTACAGAGTGATGATACCGGACATTGGGGAAGGGATGAACAAGCAAGCTGACTGGCCGCCGCTGATGCCGTGGGCTGAGTTCGCGGAGTGGATCAGAACGGAACCGGGGATTGTGCGCGGCTGGGTCGATAAAGGTTATCTGCCGGTTGTGACGGTCGGTCGCCGTCGGATGGTGAATGTCGTTGCTCTGGTCGATCAGTTACGGGAGGGCGAGGTATGAGGCCGATGACAAAACGGGAGCTTGAAGCTCTGCGTCCGGGAAATCTTTTCTACTGGCGTTCGCCCACTACCGGCTGGCGTGGTTGTTTTGTTTCCGATTTGCTTCCTTGTGCGGTTACGTTCCATTTCGCAGGTGACGATCCGGATCACCCTTGCGTTTTGAGCCACTCTGATTTCCTTGACCAATGCGGGGTGCCGTCGTGATCCGCGCCACCTACAAACGTCGAGGCGGCCGCTACTGCTGGGAAGGCGTTAAATCCGCCGCCATGTCCTTGGCTCAGGTGTCCCTTCTTCGCCGTGCGGGCGTCCGCCTGCTGGGTGTAATCACGTCTGCAAATGGGGTGCTTCGTGTCCACGTTCGTAATCTGGTTGGTGTTATCGACACCGCCGAATTTCCTGAGTCTCGCCGATCCGACGCCCTGGCCTTTATCTACCGGGCCGGTCGTGATCAATCCCCCCAATTATCGCTGTTTCAGGGGGCACTATGACCGCTTCTGTGATTCCGCCGCGTCGTACCAATTTTGAAGACAAAGACCGGCGTTTTTATGTCGTGGCTCCCAGTTCCGTCTATCTGTCGCTGCAAGAGGAAGCCATTCGTCGCGGCACGGATTTGTGGACCCTTGGTGGCGCGGTCCTCACCGCCTGGATGGAAGCCGGTTGTCCCGATTTTGCGTCTAGCGTAACCCCCTCTAGCCCCGCTCCGTCACCGTCATCCTCGGTCGCGGACGATCAGGGAGACGGCCAGTGAACCGCGCAAGGGTGGCGCAGCCACGGCGGAGCCGCCCGCCCTTGCGCGGTTCGCTGGGCGGCTCACAGTCCGCGAACAGACCGAGGGTGTCGGTGACGGTGTGGGGCGGCCCCGCTCTTGATCCGGAGTCCGAGGGAGTGATGTTCCTCCCTGCCAAGCGGAGCGCGGAGCCGGAGGCGGAGGTGCGAGGGATCGTGACCCGTAAGGGCCGGTACACCTGTGTACCGGGGAGCGAAGCGAGTAGAGCCCGGCCCGGAGGGCGCACACATGGATTTTAAACGGATAGCACCGAACAAAAGCTTTAGCCAATGCGGCTTATACCGAACCCGAAAACTCCGTGAAGGCATCTATGTAGCGGAACGCTGTTGGAGTGCCGGGGAATTACCTAAGCATCAATACGCACCCTGGCGCTTCATGGGTTTTGGAAAGACTGAACGCGAAGTCCGGGCACTCTGCCGCGCTCGTGCAACTGAGAAGAACACAGATGCCAGGGCGATCCTTCGCGATTGCGGCTTAACCGCCCTGGCGAACGCGTAACCACTTTAAATAAAGCAACGGCCTACAAAACGGCCAATTCTGAGAGGGCAAAACCATGCAATTTGAGATGAATGTAACTGTACTCGGGATCACTCGCGTCACTGTGGATGGTCGTACGTTTTCCTCTGTTTTCACCGGCCAGGAGCCAGTGGGTGACAACGCGGCCAATACTCGGGGCTATGAGGTCACGAAAATTGGCTGTGATCCCCAGGTGTTTGACCAGCTTCCCAACCTGAAGCCCGGCGACAACGTCAATTTCGTTGCAATGCTCCGCAAAGCTGCCGGGGGCAAGTCTCAACCGTTCTTTGTCGGTGTCGTTCCTGAAAAATCTCCTTCCTCCACGTCGGCCAAGCCGACAGCTGATAAGTAAACGGTCAGCAGGCAATGGAACTTATAGCGTGCACAAACGGCGAATGGCAGCAGGCGGCTGATGGTGCCGCTATCTGCACCGGCACGCTTCAGAACGTCGATGGGGTGCCGCTTACGCTGCCTCCGTTGTCGTATGCGGATGCCAGCCTGTTCCTCGGTCTGGCGTTCGCTTCGTTTGCCGTCGCGGCTTCGTTTAAGTGGTTGAGGCGGTTTATCTTTCCTGACTTTGATTAAGAGGTGTTTTATGAAAGCGCAAGCAAACGCGCTGAAGGCGAAAGCCTCAGCATACGGTCGCAAAGCGGCCCTGATCACCGGCACCACCATGGTGTCCGGTTTGGCGGTGGCTCAAGAGGGCGGCATCGACACGGCCGCTGTCGAGTCGTCTTTCGGTGATCTGACAACCGCGCTGTCGACTGTCGGCGGGTTGATTATCGGGGCTGCGGCCCTGGCGATCACCTTCAAATGGGTCAAGGGGATGATCTTCTCCTGAGCCGGCGGGCCCTACGGGGCCCGTTTTTATCTCCGAAATATCAACGATATTTGGGAGATAAAAATGGGACTGGAAGCGTATATCTATCTAGGCGTTGGATTGGCCGCATTGTATATTTTGTTCAGTTGAGGGTGCCGTGAGAACTTTCTTTATTGTTTTCGCTCTCGTTGTGGGGCTTGCTCTCAGTTCGTTAGCCGGTTTTGCTCAAGCTGCTGAGCGTCTCGGTGATGCTGGCTCTGTCTATTCGTACACCTGTTACGTTTCCGGTAGTAACCCCGTGCGGGATTATTGCGATGAGATTAGGTCCGGAGGCGAGACCTATCAGTCTTATAATCAGCGTTCTTGTGAGGCTTCGGAAGCCGCTAATCCTGATACCCGTTCGTGTTTCGGTCCTTATGATCCTGATGATTCAGGCACTTTGCTGCGCTGGACTGTGTTTATTTGTTCTTCCGGCTACATCCAGGCTGAGGGTGGTGGCTCTTACGGTTGCTATGACGAGCCCGAGCCTGAGCCCGAATGTCCCATACCCGCCGGAGAGACTCAGGAGGTCGTTTCATCTTCTCCGCTTGGTTCGGATGCCTGCTACTCCAACTGCGTTATGACAACGCAGTCCTCCGGTTCAATCCCCTGGATTCAGAAGGCCAGTGGTGAGCGCATATATTTCTATGACGCTACCAGTACCGGTGTTTACTGCGATGAATCCGACGGCGCTGAGCCATCTGAGCCGTGGGACGAATACACGGATGAGGATGGCTGTTATCAGGGTTTCGACGGTCGCTACTGTCCAGACGGGGGTGGCGGCTGTCCAAATAGTGCCACCGCACCTAATGGACAGACGTATTGTCGTTCACCAGAAACTGATGAGAGTTGTAATGAAGCTGGTGGTTCGACCGGTGATTGGTACTGCGGTCAGGATGACCCCAACTATGAAGAACCATCTGACAGCGACGGTAACGCCGATAGCGACGGTGACGGTATTCCCAACAAAGATGACCCCTATTCCGATGATCCCGACGCTGATGGCGACGGCACGCCGGACGGTGAGCAGGACGGTGATGGGAACGGGATTCCGGACGGTGAGCCAGGCGGCATTGAAGATGATGGAGATGGCGACTCTGGCAATGGTGAGCAGGGCTCGCATGACGGTGGTACCTGCGAAAAAGAGGAACGCAGAGAACCCGATTGCTCAGACGATATGAACTCCACTCGATGTGCCTTGGCTATTGAGCTATTTCACGTTCGGTGTGATCAGGAATTATGGCGCGATGACTTGAAGGGCACAGAAGATTTTAACGAAGATTCAGACGGCGACTCCTTGCTGGATGACGGAAACGAAAAGAATAAGGTTAAAAAGGCTGATGTTGACGTATCAGAATACTTTGACGGCTTTGACGACAGCGGGTTCTTACAAGGAACCAGCAGTGCGCCCGTCTTCGACTTCCAGTTCTATGGTAAATCCTACGAATTCGATATGACTCCGTTCTGGGATCTCGCTGGCATGCTCGGTTATCTGATCCTGGCAATGGCGTATTATTGGGCGGCGCGCATCGTCGCGGAGGGTATATAAATGCCGGCCATTCTCATACCTATCGCTATCTTCCTTGGAAAAATTGCTAGCAGCTTAGTCGGGAGGGTGCTGCTAGCGCTCGGCCTCGGGGTCATTACCCACATCGGGTTTAACTCTCTAATGGATCTGATGACGACTGAGATCATTGATAATTTCCAGGGCATTACCGCTGATATGGCTGGTCTGTTGATCCAGCTGCAAGTTGACAAGGCTATGAGTGTCATCCTGTCCGCTTACGCGGTTCGCTGGGCTATTCGCGCCGCGATGGGCGCAACACGGAAGTTGGGGGCAGTCGGTGATTAGGTTAGTCGTCAATGTCTCACTGGTGCTCATGATTGTTTGGGTTATTTTCTTTCGGACACCGATAACCACCTTATGCATCGGCGATCAAATGTTGCATTTGGAAACGGCGTACAAGTCGTACACCCGCAAAAAGGGGTTGCAGCGTGTCGATTACCTAACTGATCGCGAAGGAATGCTGTTTTTGTATGATAAACCCGAACAGCGGTCGTTCTGGATGTATGACGTTTCAATACCTCTTGACCTCGCTTGGCTTGATGGCAGTGGTCGTATCATTTCGATCCAAAGCATGCATCCCTGCTTAAGCGATCGTGAGGATTGCCGGTTGTATCCCTCGCCCGGCCCTATAACCGGTGCTGTGGAAGTGCGCGGCGGTTGGTTTACTGATCACGGCATAACGGCGGGAGATCGCTTCTTTGATTGTGGGGTGGATTAATGTTCACACTGGTCACTGGTGCACCCGGTTCTGGCAAAACCAGCCACGTCATCGCCAAGTATAAGGATGTTACCGATAGGCCGATTTACCACCGTGGTATCCGCGATCTTCAGTTGCCCTGGATAGAGTTGTCGGATGAAGAGGCTCGGGATTGGCACAGGCACGTTGAGGATGGATCTGTTGTTATTATCGATGAAGTCCAGGATATTTTCCCCCAGCGGCCACTATCGCGTCCGACCCCTGAAGGATGCTCCATTCTTAGCAAGCATCGCCATAGGGGTCTGGATGTTGTGTTCATTACCCAGGCACCAACCGCTGTTGACCATGAAGCCCGTAAATACGTCAATGAACACTTCCATTATTCTCGTAGCTTTGGTGCTCCGCTGGTTACTGAGTATCATAAAGGTAACGGGGTAATCGATCTTAAGGACAAGTGGTCTTTAAAGCAGGATTGCAATAAGCGCCAAGTCAAGCTGCCTAAGAAAGTATGGGGCCTCTATCACTCCGCTGAGGTTCACACCCACAAGTTTCGAATACCTAGCCGGCTTTTCATTATCCCAGTTTTAATCGCGGGGCTCGTGTTCGGCGGCTGGTATATGTGGAGCTGGGTGAAGTCAGCCGGTTCTGAGGATATTACTGACCAGATTTCGACTACCCCCGGCTCCGAAAAAGCCGTGGAGACAGTCCCAGCCAGGTCAACCTCGGCTCCGGTCAGTGCGGATTGGTCGGACCTGCTATCACCTGAGATTCCAGGCGTCCCTTACACGGCGCCTCTTTATGATGCTGTGGCCAAATCTCCGAAGTCCGTTCCGGTTATCCACGGCTGCATGGCTTTTCGGGCTGACATGTCTGACTGTCAATGCCACACCCAGCAGGGCACCCGTATCCGGGGCATGCCGTTGTCAGTCTGTAAGCGGGCGTTGCAGGATGGGGTGTTCAACCATCTAGCGGATCCGGATCGCGTTAGAGAGGAAGGAGATTCAGCGCGGGGGCGAGCGCAGGCGAACGCGCGCCGCCCCCGCGCACAAAACGAAGAGACGTCCCTGTAACACGTCTTATAACTGAGCGTTAGCGTGCACAGTAACGCACATTAGGGGTTCATTATGTCGAAGGCACCGAAACACTGTATTGCTCTAGATACCGATTTTGAGGAGTCGCCCTGGGGCCAGCTGTTTGTCGATCCCGTCACTGGGGACACGTTCGATTTGCGTGGCGTCAATGTCGTTCATTTCGGTACTGATACGGTTCGGCAGCTTTATCGCGGTAGTCTGCACGCCGATATCCTCTCGCTGTTCGACGCTCCTGGCATCGTGGATTTCGCCGGGGAGCGGTGGTCGGCTGGTCGTATCGGACGTGATTCCGGCTATCAGTATCGGTTACAGAACGCCGACCTGGGCGTTATCCTGCTGGTGAAGTCGTTTCATGCCCAGCCTGATGCGCCGGGACCTCACCTCAAAATCGAGGTGTCACCGCACTGCATCCGCTCTCAAAGCCCAACCGAGCTGCAGACGATGATGAACCGGTTTGCCGATGCTGTGCTGGTCGGCGCTGAGGCCCAGCAGGCTGCCGTACACGTTGCCCTGGACGTACAAGGTTGGCAGCCACCTAAAGACTTCGAAAGTCGCTTACACTGCCGCTCACGGCGTGTTCGGAGCTATCACGGTATTGATGAGGTCGAGTTCGCCAGTACCATGGCGGTGTACGGCCGGGGTGAGTCTTGGCTTTTCGGGTCCCCTTCCGGTATCCAGTTGGCTGTTTACGATAAAACGGCTGAGGCGAAGGTTCGCGACAAGCTGGATTACTGGCGGTCGGTCTGGTGTGAAAGCGGGCATTTCCAGGAAAACACGCCGGTCTATCGGATCGAGTTCCGTTTTCATCACTCGGTGGTCCAGCAGTTTGCGGAGGGTTCCGTTGATCACCGCACTGGCGAGATTCTGCACTTCAATGACTATGCCAGTCTGTATGATCACTTGGATGGGCTGTGGCGGTACGGTTGCGATGCTTTTCGCTACTTGCAGCGTCCTGGCTGGTTTGATCCGTTCTGGACGCTGATAGGCCAGCAGGCGTATCCGTTGGAACCGCCCGCCGTGGAGTATCGTCGACACTATAAAACCGCGTCCGGCTTTTCCGGCAAAAACGTGGAGTTGTTACTAGGCAATTTCATCAGTTGCGCTGCACGTCACCGAATGTCTGCTACGCAAGCATGGAAGGCGTTAAAGCAGCTCCCGTTTTTCGACATGATCCGCGAGCATTACGTCCTGAAGGGCAAGTATCTCGCTGATCTTCGCCGCCATGTCCGTGACTTGCTCGAGGAGCGCTATATCCGATATGGCCGGGCGATATGATCAAACAACTGCCGGACGGTCGTTGGTTTGTCGATGTTGAGCCGGTGAAGGGAAAGCGTCATCGAAAGCGGTTTGATACAAAAGCTGAGGCCCGGCGATTTGCGGCCGCAATTCGTGTCCGCTATGCACATAACCCACTGTGGTCCCCACCAGTTAAGGATCGGCGTTTGCTGCGGGAATTGGTTGACCGTTGGTACTTGGTCCACGGGCAGACCCTCACCGACGGCAAGCGGCGTAGAAATAGCCTATATGGCGTTTGTGATCGGCTGGGTAATCCGATTGCGTCGAAACTAACCGCTGGTGACTTCACCGAAGCTCGTGGCATCGCGTTACAGAATGGTACTTCTGGCAAGACGCTTAACAATCAGTTGGGCTATGTCCGTGCGGTTTACAATGAGTTGAGCCGGCTGGGTGAGATCTCGTATCCCAATCCTCTGGTCAAGGTGCGCATGCTGAAGCTTCAGGAACGGGAGCTAAGCTACCTGACTGTTGACCAGATTGATGTGTTGCTGCGGACTATCGAGCGCACCGCACAGTTGCCCCATGCCTATATGGTGGCCGTCATCTGCCTCGCCACTGGTTGCCGGTGGGGTGAGGGGCAGGCTTTGACGCCTGATAGGGTTCGGAATCAGTCGGTGACGTTCGTCAACACCAAATCGAAGCGAACCCGTACCATACCTATATCCCGTGATCTTGAGTGCCGGTTACTTGCCCATTTCCGGGCACATGGCTTGTTCAGCCGGTGCGCCCCAGCGTTTGAGAAGGCACTTAAGCGGTCGGGGATTCAGCTACCCCGTGGCCAAGCTACGCACGTGCTACGGCACACGTTCGCCAGTCACTTCATGATGAACGGCGGCAATATCCTGACCTTGCAGAAGATCCTCGGGCACTCGTCATTGGCCATGACGATGCGCTATGCCCACCTCGCGCCGGATCACCTGAAGGATGCTATTAGCTACGGCCCGATTGGGCGGATTCGACACGTTTTCGACAGCGAGCCGAAAGCGGTGGAAAAATCATAAGGAAATCAATAGGTTAGTGGTGCGCCAGGAGGGACTTGAACCCCCACACCTTGCGGCATCAGGACCTAAACCTGACGTGTCTACCAATTCCACCACTGGCGCAGGCCGCGAAGTATAGCAGCGACCGGTCGGGTTAGCGA